CACGGGTGGTGCATTGTTCGCACCCTGCTGACGAGCTAGCACTTGCGGTTTCAGCGGTTGGCTGTAGTCAAACCCATTTTTCAGGCACCACTCACGCAGACGATAGACAGCACGTTCTGCGAGGATGAATGGCCTGTCCTGTCTCGGATCTTCATTCATCATCGACGCAATCACGTCCTGATGGATGAGAGCATCCGGGTAGCTTTCGGAGAACTCAGTCATCTCCTTAGCAACTTCATTGCTAAGGGTCTCTTGTTGCTTCTGGCGCTCAGTCGCCTGCGTAATAGGCGCTAAGCGTTCGTCAATCATCGACCGAAGCGCGTTGGTCTGGATAGTACCGCGACCTGCTTCGCCAACGATGTCTTCGAGACTATGCCCTAAAGCCAATGCCTTGGCAAGTATAGTCTGTGCCGTGCCAACAGGATCGCGCGCGAACGACGCAGTGAGAGTTAGGCCCTCTGCTACGTCTTCACGCGACAGTCCGAGACGCTGCGGGATACCGTCGAGCGCTTTATAGTCAGCAAGCTCCTTACGAACCTGTTCCAACTCACCGCGTGTGCGCTCTAGGTTCTGATATAGCCTGCGCTCAGAGCCATGCCGCGCGATGATGTTGCCGTTCGCATCGACGAGATCACCTTTCTCGTTCCTCTGCGCACGCTGACGTTCTGCTTCTGCCTTCTGCTCCTCTGTCTGCACAGGGGCAGGTGCGGGCGCCTTCTCAGCAACCTGCTGCTGACCACCCTTCGTCGCAGGAGTGCCACCACCCGTATCAGCAGGAGGGGCGTTTTGGGTATCAGCTACAGGCTCAGGTGCAGCAGTGAACGAGTCACCGCTGTTCTTCTCGATGCTAGAAAGAATCTCGTCGTCAGTACCAGGCATAGTCTTTCTCCATTACTGGGTTGTGGGTCGTCCATTGCCGCGTTGTGCGGATTCTTGCTTAGCAGCTTCTACTGTTCGTGCAACTGCTTCCTGCACGGGGATGCCTCGCTTGATAGCTTCTCCGAGGAGAGCCTTTCCTTCAGGAGGTAGCTGGTCGATGAACTCAGACAGCATCGCGAGTGGATCGTCGCCCCCACCTCCCTGCGCAGGCGGTCCTCCTGCATCAGCCGGAGCACCTCCCTCTGTTGCGCCTGCTTGCGGTCCTCCTGCTCCTGCACCTTGCGCTCCTATGGCTTGTTCCAGCGACTTGAGCAACAGCTTCCACTCATCGTCGCTGATGTTCATGTCATCACTGAACGCACGAGCGAGAATCTTCATGGCGAAGTACACAGCCAGAGGTGTCGCACTGGCGAACTGGCCGAGGATCTGCGCAAGCTGCGTAGCGCCTTCCTTCTTCGCACGAGATGTGGGCTTTAACGTAGAGCCACCAGTGACACGCAGCGAGAGATTAGTGACAATCTCCTCTGGTGACATGTTGATCCACTTGCTAGCAGCCTCTTGGCCGATGAGATTGCCAACAGTCTCTGCGTCCATGAACTGCAAGCACATGAACGCAACGAGCTGCAGGATGTCACCGATGCACTCCTCGATGCAGTCCATCTTCTCGTCGAGACGTGTCTGTGTCTGAGACTCGTAGGTCTCGATAGCCTTATTCGTGGTGTTCGTCTTGAACTCAGCGCCACGCATGACGTTGGTCACTGACGAGATACGGTCAATCGCTGTTAGCTGTGGCGCTTTGTCGAACACCTGCAGCACGCCTGCGCTAGGCGGTAAGAGGGCCGTGATAACTTTGCTGAGATCAATGTTAGGATCAGCATCAATGCCAAGAATGCGCTCATCATTACCTCCATCTACGAAGGACTGAACAGCGGTCTTGTCCTTGAGGACATTCTTGTTGTACACGTACTTGCCAGAAGCATAGTCTCTGATCTTCTTGATCTCGCTGTTGATGTCATTGATGGCATCCTGCTGATCAAGGTAGTAGCTCACCTCTGCGCGTGCGTACTGGTTGAAGGGATCTGTGTAGAAGATGAGAGGCACGATGGGCACAAAGTTCGGTAGACGGTACGGATCATTCCAGACCCAGATAGGCCACGACCAGTCGGCATCATTGTACAGATACAGACGACGACATGTCTTATCCCACACCCACCACACACGGGTACGGCATCCTCGTTTGTAGCTGTCCTCGTTGGTGTAGCCGTATGCTTCTCCGCTCTTGTCGTTGCTGTACTGGAACAAGGAGGGATGTGCATCCTCATGCCCTTCCTCAACACCGTGGCCAGCTTTCAGCACGTGCGTCGGTTGATAGATGCTCTTGTAGTTACCATCCTCATCCTTCTTGCCATACATGGCACGAATGAGTTCGGTACTCATCAACTCCGTAACCATCCACCAGTTCGCGTCACTGTGGTCTGGCTCAACGCTATCAGTATCAAACAACACATCTTGAGGTGCACGGAACTTGACCCACGGACCGGCGGGACGCAGCAAGTCCACCTTCTGCTCGATGGCCATGAGCTGACCTTCAAGCTCCATGATATCCTTCTGCTCTTTAGCCTTCGCCAGCTTGTCGCTGATTTGTGCCAACTCTGTAAGCGCATTCTCTCGCGATGCCTCTCTGGGCGTCCATCCTACTTCGAAGTAGCACTCATTCGTCAGCGTAGCAGTCACTACACCGCGGCGGATCTTCGGCTTCAGGTTGATGCCCGGAGACGTCTTGCGGATCGCCAGCACATCGATGAGCTTCTCGATGACAGGCGCGATGTCTTCATTCTCTGGCTTATTCCAACTGATCTCACAGTCAGGGTTCTTGGCATACAGAGCAGGCACCAGCGCAGACACGTTCGAGAAAACAATGTTCTCAGTCTCGGTGTGATTACCACTGGTGTCCGATACACGTCGAGAAAGCCGTCCGCCAGCAGTACTATCTGAGCGCCCCTTCGACTGATCGTTGCGATAGTAACGGATTGCCTCGTCCCAAGCATCACGCGCCCCACTGTTCTCTTGCACCTTCTTCGACTGATCTCTGCGAGACTGCCACAGCTTGCCAGCAATCTTGCTGATCGGTATCTTGTCATCACTGATGACCTGATACATCTTCTCGTAGTTGTCCTCCTGCTTGAGAGGAGCCCCCTCACGCATGGCCGTCTTGACGAGTGCTTCTTCCGTCGTGTTGCTGTCAGCCATAACGCGCCTTCTTCGGGTTATTGGGTCGATCGATCTCTTGCCACTTCAGATAACGAGGTATCTCGACAACGCGCTTGTCCTGCTCAGCAAGCGACGGGCGCGTGGAGAACATATACTTGATCATGTCCATCGCATGATCGTCTTTATCGACAGGCTTGTCTGTGAACTTGTCCTGTGCATCACGCTGCCACATATAGGCACCGAACTCGTCCACTAACCACTGCAAGTCAATGTTGTGGAAGAAGTACGGAGCGCCGACTGTGCCCAGGAACGGGTGCCTGTGCAGCGGCCTAGGCGACATATAACTCTGCACCTTCATGATGCCATTCAGGATGTCGTTGTTACCACGCTGGAATGTCACACCCTCGCGAGAGAACATGAGCTGAATGCTGTCACCAATGAGACCCTTGCTACCAGCAGTCTGCTTCTTGTAGAACAGGTCAGGGTCGCACCGAGACGTGAGATTGACGCCATCTGGTAGCCACTCACGCCTGATGCTCTTGATGCGCTGTGCGATATCAGCAATCGTCTTGCCACCGCTAGGCTCATAGAACCCATCTGCGAGGATGACGTTGCCGAGGTGATCAGCAAACCCAATGCCGTAGCACGACGGTGACGCTAGACCGAAATCGAACGCCTCTAAGAACTCAGGACGGTAGCCCTGCCCTAGCAGCGTATCGAGGTACTCGCGTATCTGATCGCGCGCCACACCGTGCAGCGTCTCGTCGTAGTCAGCGTAGATCAGTCCTTCATACGCAGCCCACTTGCCGAGCACGAAACGGTCGCGCATCTGACCCGAGTACGCGCTTTCGAGAGTGTCGATGTAGTCCGTAGCACCTAGCGCCTCATACACATGACGGTTCTCGTAAGTGCTAGCCTCGAACAACTCGATCATAAGATCAGGCTTACCACTTTCCAGAAGAACTGGCTCGCGCGTGTCGGGATTGCGACGGCATAGGAGATCATCAGTGACACGGCCGGTAGAACGATAAATCTGCAGAGGCTGCACCAGCTTCTTGTACACCCAATTGCGTGTAGGGTTAGTGGTGAGGATGACCCAGCGAGGGCCACTCTGCGGGAGTGTGGAGTAGTCACCGAAGACGGGATCTTTGTCATGAGGTGAGAACACTCCTCTTGCACTACCGCGTAGACGGCCGAGCAGATCCTCAAAGTCCTTGAAGCTGATGCCCGGATCTTCTACCTGATCGATGATGATCCAGTCGTACGTCGCAGATAGTAGGTTCGACGTGGTGCTCTCTGCTGTCTTGCCCTGCTGCTGAATGTAGCGGAAGTTGATCATGCTGCCGTTCATCAGCGTGCAGGTGGTGGCTTCACGCGCACTTGTAGGGAACGTCTTGATAGCCTTCTTCGGGCACCACTTGATGAACTCTTTGCGGATCGTGTCGTTCAGCTTCGGCAACGTCTCACGCGCGATGAGTCCATTGCTGCCGGGGTACAGTTGCGCCAGCTTGAGTGCTAGCTGTACAGCGGTCGTCGTCTTGCCATTGCCAAAGCCGCCACCAAGAATGCGTATCTTGGCGCGGCTCTGCAATGCTTTGTGTTGCATCGATCCTTTCTTGAGAAGGAACTCACTCATATTCCGGTCACACCACGTGCAATGAGATAGGCCCTAGCCGCTGCGTAGAAGTCGGCAATGTTCTGTGCTGTCAATGCACTACCAGCATGGACAATTGCGATCCGATGACAGCTAACAGTAGTGCTGCCTTCGCGGCTAAGAGCTTTCATATTGGCACTAGTAGGACTTGCAGATGTGCTTGTCTTGCTAGCAACAAATGCGCCATCACGATACACATCGAAGCCAGTACTGGCCGCGCGCGTGTCGCAGTAGTGATGGATAGCACTGCCAAGGCCACTCTCGGTGTAGTTATTGGCTGTATTGTTCAGCACAGAGGTCTGCACGAAAGAGCCATTCGTGCGCGGGATGAGATAAGCACGTGTGACGCCCAAGATCGCAGCGTTAGCGCCCGTCAGGTCTGTACCCTGCTGAACCACATACGCGCCGCGATGTGCGCTGTTCTGTGCAAACTGTCCTGCGAACGTCACGCTGTTGTAGCCAGTATCGATGTAGCCACCACCAGAGAACACAGTACCGATGAAGCCACGATCAGCAGCAAACCCAGGAGCCCCACCACTAGTGACAATTGACGCAGTACGGCTACTAGTCTTCCAATCCAACAACGCATTAGCAGAGTCCGGCACCGCATAGACCTGAAGCATGTCTAGCTTGGTCCACACGCTGGCGTCTTTGAGTGCCTTGATAAACGTGTTGATGTCGAACTTCAGCTGAGCACTCGGTGCAGGCGACATGCGCGCGAACAGAGTGTTAGACTCAGCCTCGAAGCTAGGTGCAGCAATGATCGGGCCGAGGCTATTAGACGTGCTGCTCTGAGAGCCACTAGCGTTAGTAGCAGTCTCTGTGCAAGTGATGTTCTTTGTAGCGTCAGCCGATACGGTCACGTAAGTGGTGCTGTTAGCCCCGCTGATAGCCACACCATCACGCTTCCACTGGATGGCGACAGTCGGGCTCGGGTATCCAGACCACGTGGTCGGGGTGAGAGTGAGCGTAAAGCCTTCATTCACATTGCCGCTGATCGTGCCAGCGGTGATTACAGTCGGAGCAGCAGGCACACCGACAATCGGACCAACGTCAGCAGCTGTAGCTGTTGCAGTGCCACTCGCATTCGTAGACGTGACCTTACAACCAATCATCTGATCAGCGTCAGCACCAACTTGCAGATACGACGAGAGTGTAGCACCTACAATGTTAGAGCCATTGCGCGTCCACTGATACGTCTTAGTGCCAACAGGGTACTCAGCCCAATTGCCGTCTGTGACGAGTAGCGTCTGTCCAGTGAGCAGTGTCCCTTGTATGACCGGCAGGACAGTATTGGACGGAGCCAACGGAACGGGACTGCCTTGGCTGACGTTGAACTTATCGAACGTGTAGTCATGCAGAGCTAGGATCTCTGCATCTGTTACTGCGTTCGTTGTAGAACCACCCATGTAAGTGGCGTAGATGTCTCCTGTGAATGGCACGTGCAAAGCGGCTGAATTGAGCCACGTCCATGCAGGGCTGCCGCCTGCTACGTATGTAGCGTCTGAGTTCCCCTTAACACCGTCTGTGGCCCAAGTGTGTTGCAGCACACCGTCGATGTAAAGCTTGATTAGTGGAGTCGTAGAGTCTGGATCATTATTGTCCACGAGGAACGTGAACGTGTGAACTGCGCCATCAACAGGCAACATATAAGTGAAATCAAGAGGCACGTCTGGTGCCATGGCGCCGCCGAATGGATTGCTAGCAGTACTTGTCCAGTCAGCATTAGTAGCGAATGGCGTCTTATTATTAGCCCATACAGCAAGGAACTCACCGATCGGTGCCGTGACACCGTCGAACTTGATCATATTGGTGCTAGAACAAGACGTTGTAGCAACGCCTACACACGCTTGCGCACCTACGAGTGTATCATGCAAGCGCCCAAACGACGAGCCACCAATATACTCCGTCACATAGTAGTAGCCGTCAGCCAGTGGCAATCCTGTGTCGAGACGCACAGGACGCACTGCTTCATCGGCGAACCATATCTCGATACGCGTCAGATTGCCAAAAGACTTGAGGCCGGCAATATCACCATTCTCAGGTGAACTACCATTGTCTACGATTGTGATTGCGGACGCAGCATTGATCAAGCCACTAGACGTGGGGCCACGGTAGAACACATAAGGAGAGATAGTGTTCTGGCCGCCATTAGGCTCTAACCATTCTTGGAAGAATATCTGACGATGGAAATCACCTACGCGCTGCGGTGCATAAACAACGAATTTGCCGGTACCCTGCGTCGAGGGGATGATGATGTTCGTGTTGTTCGTAGCATCGAGCGCAGTCGGGTGTAGAGTGAATGTGCCACCAGACACAATGCGGACGTAGTACGAGGTACCAGCCGTGAAGCCTGTAGGAATGGTATTGCCAGCAGGAGGTGTCTTGAACTTCACCATGTCGCCTGTCGCGAAACGACCGTTGATGTTAGTGTAGTTGAAGATACCCGTAGAGGTGCTCACCATCGATGGCGAGAAGATATTCTTGCGGACGTTCCTGTTGTTGTTCGGGATAACACGAGCTACGTGCGTGGACCACACAACACGGCGATTGGCAGACTTAGCTCGTGCAAGGTTACGTAGGCTAGACGGCCCCTGAATGGGTGATGGGCCATAGAGGTTATACGAACCGCCATCATCCGCAGCAATGCTACGAGCGATCTCACGGCTAACAACATGACGCCCATTGCCGTCGATCTCCATACGGAGCGCGGAATGCCTGTCATTGGTAGAGAGATTGCGGTTCTGAATAGTGACACCAGTACCGAGGCGATCATAAATCTCACTGACGAGAGGATCGCTGTAAACACGATGTGTGCCACTGCCTACGTCTGTCAAGACAATGCGGTTGGTGCGCTCTATATAGTTCTGCGCGCGCATCGGTGTCTCGAACGCTAGCTGCGTAGGCATGTTTGTATGGTGGGCAGTTATAGTTTCTGGATAGATAGCATAACCACCACTGACCTCAGATAGGTAGTACGGAGTGTCAGCAGCTAGAGGCGCCGGCAATACGCCCGTCGTTGAAAAGTAGACAGGAGCCCCTTTGAAGTCCTCACTCGTCTGCACGAACTCGGGGAAGTTCAGTCCTGTGAGGGACAGCTTGTTGCCTGCAACGTCTACAGAACCTATAGCGAAGGTCTGATCGAGAGTGATATACGTGCTGCTAGGATCTCCAGGCTCGAACGCGAAGAACATCGACGCGATACTTGGCAACGCTACCTGCACAATGAGCACAGGCCCGACGAAGCCGGTGTCAACAGACAATGAGCCCTGTGCGTTAGTGGCTGTGACTCTGCACTTCAGTCGATAGTCTACGTCGAGATAGGTCTGTTGATACGTAGTAGCTGTGGCTCCAGCGATTGCCACAGCCTCACGATACCACTGATACGTATACGTGATGGGCAGCTCACCGCCCCACACGCCTCTGTCAACGGTCAGTGTCTGGAACTGCTCTGGCGTCCCGCTGATAGTAGGAATAGCGAGATTGATAGGAGGCCCACTGGTAGGAATGGAGAGACCGCCACCACGACGATGGCCCATTGCATCTACAGACACTGCCACATTGATCGTCATTTAGACACCGCCCACGAGGTTGGTAGCAGTGGTACCTGTGCTTAGCACTCGGCGCGCATGAATCGGCTGCCACGTACCGGCAGCGAGTCCTACGTACGTGCGAGAGTTCCCGAACTTGTCTACCACAGCGACGTTCCCACTCACGCCGATGTACAGCGCACGGATATCCTGCTGCAGATCAAGCACATCGCTCGGCGTGATAGCGAATGTGACAACAGGTGTACCTGTCTCTTGCTTCGATGCGATGTGTCGATCAATGACGGCAGGGCCTGCCCTATTAGCTACAGTCGCCATTACACTTCCTCCACCTCTAGGTCCAAGACAGGAATGTCTATGGCCTGATCCTCGATGATACGAATACGCATCTCGTTATCAAACGAGTGCCTATGTTCCACGACGTCGGCAGGACGGTGCCCTGCACGATCGAGAACATCCTTAGCTGCTGCAAGCGAGACCTTCTCGTCTCCACTGTCCATCAGGGACAGAATGCGTTCTGCTGCGGCGTCTGCACTGTCCTCAAGAAGTCCTCGAACATCCGTTTGCTGCGATGCTCTGACTTCGCCGACCAGCATGGAACGCAGTTCATCATAGTTGTCATTCGCTCTAACTGCCATGAGCTGATCGTATGACAGGCCGGTGCATTCGCATATGTCGTTGTCGGGCAGTCCAAGTAGTACATAGAAGATCACCAGTCCAAACATGTTCGCGGTCTTCGGCTCAACAGCGAGATCGAAGATACGCCGTTTAACAGTGTGTCTACGCTGACGTGCGACAACACGCGGGTTGGGTGCCGCGTGCTGCTTGACCTTGCCCTGATTGGGCGCATTGATCACCTGTCGGGTAGCAGGATCTATCTCCGAGCCGTCTGCTAGCTTGATCATCACGGACGTACGGCCTTGCCAATCGTACGACGCAGACCAGCGTCTAAAGCCTCAGTCGGGATCGGTTCAGTGACAGGAGGCAGACCCACACGCGCTTGCGGATACACCTTAGAGGCAGCTTGCATC